TGTACAGGAGCAAGGTATCGTTATGATGCGTAAAATCAAACTGTATGGCGAGCTTGTAAAAATAACAGGGCATAAAGAATTAGAAGCTGCTGTTAATACAACAGCACAAGCTGTTAGCTTTCTTATAAATAATTTTCCAGAATTAGAAGGCCACATGGCAAATAAATATTATCAAGTTTTATTGGGCAAAGAAAATTTAAATATTGAAGAATTGCATTTTCCAGTAGGGCAATCTGATATTAAATTTGTACCTGTTGTATCTGGTTCTGGTGGTATTGGTAAGGCTTTGTTTGGTGGTGCTTTGATTGCTTTAAGTTTTGGTGTTGGTGGTTTATTTACTGCCCCTCTTGCATTTGGTGGTGGAGGCATTGGATTTGCTGCTGCTGGTTTAGGTGCAAAAGCAGCTTTTGGTATAGGTGCTGGATTAGTTTTAAGTGGTGTAAGTGATATGTTATTTCCTACACCTAAAATGCCTGAATTTAGCTCTGAGCAAGATCCAAGGTTATCTTTTGCTTTTAGTGGTACACAACAAACAAGTCGTGCCGGTACACCAGTGCCACTTGTATATGGCGAAATTTTTACTGGTTCTGTTGTAATCAGTTCTTCAATAGACACTGAACAGGTACAAGTATGACTGACAATAAAAAAATTATTCGTGGTTCATTTGGCGGAGGTGGTAGCCCTTCTCCACCACCGCAACCTGTAAAAACACCTGATACTTTACATAGTAAGCAGTTTGTAACATTTTTAGATTTAATTTCAGAAGGTGAAATTGAGGGAAGTGCATCTGCTTCAAAAGATGGAATTACTGATAAAACATCAACAGCATATAAAAATTCTTACCTTAAAGATGTCTTTTTAAACGATACACCAATATTAAAAGCAACAGCATCATCTTCAAGCCCAGCAGATGTTGATTTTAATTTTAAAGATGTCACATTTAATTCAAGACATGGTACTGCTAACCAAACAAAAATAAGTGGAGTTGAAAGTTCCTCTTCATCTACACCTGTTGGTGTTGAAGTTACGACATCTTCGCCAGTGACTAGACAAATAACAAATACAAATGTTGATCGTATAAAAGTAACAATAACATTTCCACAGATTCAGGTAGCAAAAGAAAATGGTGACTTATTAGGAGATACAGTAAAATTTAAAATTTCTGTTCAATATAATTCTGGTGGTTTTACAGATGTTCATACGGATACTGTTACTGGAAGAACTGCTGACGCATATCAAAAAGATTTTTCTATTGAAATTACAGGTGCATTTCCTGTCGATATACGAGTAAGTAGAATAACTGCAGATAGTACAAGCAGCAGTACAGTAAATGCTTTTCAATGGACAAGTTTTTCAGAAATAATTGATGATGCCTCTACTTATGCAAACTCTGCCTACAACGCAATTAGGTTAGATTCACAACAGTTTAGCTCTATTCCTTCCAGAAAATTTAGAATAAGAGGAATAAAAGTAAGAATACCGGGGGCTGGTGCATCTAGTTCTGGTACACCAACTGTTGATACTGCAACTGGTCGTATTGTTTATCCTAGTGGTTATATTTTTAATGGTGTTATGGGTGCTGCTGTTTGGACTTCATGCCCAGCAATGATTTTATTGGATTTACTTACAAATACTAGATATGGTTTTGGAGATCATATAACAGACAGTAATCTTGATTTATTTTCTTTTGTAACTGCAAGCAAATATGCAAACAGTTTAGTAGATGATGGATTTGGAGGACAGGAGGCACGATTTAGTTGTAACGTAAATATTCAAAATTCATCTGAAGCTTTTGATCTAATAAATGAACTGGCTGGTGTAATGAGATGTATGCCGATTTTCACTGCTGGATCAATAAATATTACCCAAGATTCACCAAAAACTGCTAGTTATCTTTTTAACCTGAGCAATATTACCTCTGAAGGTTTTAATTATTCTGGAAGCAGTTTAAAACAAAGACATACTGCTATAGCTGTTTCATATTATAATATGGACAGCCAGGATGTAGATTTTGAAGTTGTAGACGATACAACAGCACAAAGTAAATTTGGAATTATTACAAAACAGGTAAAAGCGTTTGCTTGTACATCGAGAGGACAAGCTGCAAGATTAGGAAGAGCAATATTATTTGCAGAGCAGAATGAAACAGAACTTGTTAGTTTTACAACCTCGATAGATGCTGGTGCTGTAGTCAGGCCGGGTGCAATTATTGATATAAATGATCCAGTCCGTGCTGGTGTTAGAAGAGGTGGAAGGCTTGCTGGTGTAACTTCAACAACAGTTGTAACTGTAGATGATACTAATGCAACAGATTTTGCTGTTGATGGTTCTGGAAATCCAACTGGTGATGCCAAACTTAGTTTAGTTTTACCTGATGGAACTGTAGAGGTAAAAAATATTAGCAGTATTTCTGGTGCAACAATAACAGTATCAGAAGCTTTTTCACAAACACCAAATGTAAATACAATCTGGATTATTTCAAACGTAACAATAGAATCTCAAAAATTTAGAGTTATTACTGTTGAAGAACAAGATGGTATTAATTATTCTATAACAGCACTTTCATATGTAGAGGCAAAATATGCTTTTATTGAAGATGGTTTAGCATTACCGGCAAGAAATGTAAGCATTTTAAATGAGTTAAAAGATCCACCAAGTGGACTTACAGCACAGGAAACTATCGTACCGATAAACAATCAAGCAGTATCAAAAATATTTATAAGTTGGCAACCAATTGTAGGTGTTATTGAATATCAAATAAATTACAGGTATGAAAATGGAAACTTTGTTTCTGAAAAAGTTTCAAGACCAGATTTTGTTATTTTTAATAGCCAACTTGGAACATATGAAATACAAGTGTTTAGTTATAATGTACAAGGTCAACTTTCTGCTGAATCTACTGATTTAACATTTGAAGCTGTTGGTAAAACAGCAGTGCCACAAGATGTAACAAATTTAAGAATAGAACCAATATCAGATCAATTTGTAAGATTACGTTTTGATAAAGCTACAGATGTAGATGTAGTACATGGTGGGAACGTAGTTGTAAGAGCATCTAATATTGCAGATGGCACAGCAACTTTTACTAATTCTGTTGATGTAATTCCAGCATTGCCAGGCAACGTAAGTGAATCAATAGTGCCAAATATTGTTACAGGGGAATATATTTTAAAATTTAGAGATGATGGTGGCAGACTTAGTTCTGGAGAAACTTCGGTAATAGTAAACAGTCCTGATCCTTTACCCAAACTTTCTGTTCTTGTTGATAGAGAAGATACAGATGCTACACCTTTTGCTGGTACAAAAGTTGATTGTTTTTTCTCTGATGAAGTTAACGGTCTTGTTTTAGGTTCTCTTGAATTATTAGATGGTGTAGCAGATTTTGATTCTATTGCTGACTTTGACTTTTTAGGTGCTGTGGATATTACTGGTGGTTCTTATGAGTTTGCAAATACTCTTGATTTAGGTGGCAAACAACCTTTAAGATTACGCAGACATTTTGTTACACAAGGTTTTTACCCAAATGATTTAATTGATAAAAGAACAGCAAATATTGATACTTGGACTGATTTTGACGGTGCTACTGCATTTGATGTTGGGGCATCATTATTAGTTGCTACAACTGATCTTGACCCTGATTTATCAACATCTGCAACTTATGGGCAAAGTGGCACAACAATAACAATCACAAAAAGTTCACATGGTTATTCTGTCGGCGATTTTGTTGTTATAGATTTTACTGCTGGCAGTGCAACAGATGGAAATTATGAAATTGTAACTGTTCCAAGTTCAAGTACTTTTACAGTTACTTCGGCTACAAGTGCAACAATATCTGCTGGAACTTCTTGTACATATGGAGCAAACTTTTCAAGATTTAATCCTTTCGTAAACGGAACTTATGTTGGTCGTGGTTTTAAATTTAGATGCGAAATGGACTCAGATGATCCAGCACAATCAATAGAAATAGATCAACTTGGATATACAGCAGAATTAGAAAGTAGAACAGAAACAAGTCTTGGTAATGCAGGAGCATCTTCTGGTGGTTTTATTGCTTCAGGAACTTCACAAAAGTCGGTTACATTTACTAATTCTTTCTTCACAGGTCAAACTGGCACAAGCGTTGCTGCAAATTCGATTTTGCCTTCAATAGGAATTACTATTGAAAATGCACAAAGCGGAGACTTTTTTACTTTATCTTCTATAACAGGAAATGGATTTAATATAGATATAAAAAATGGATCAAGTCATGTAAATAGGGAATTTAAATATACTGCAACTGGTTTTGGTCGAGGCTCTTAAATTATGATAACCTTAAAGAAAAATTAGACTAAAATGGCTACCCACGATTATGTCATAGACAATAGTACAGGTGCGAACGTTCGTAGTGACTTAAATAAT